CTGATATAGATATGTCCGTTCTGGTCCCATCCCGAGTCCATCAGCACCCTCGCATCCCCGGTAAATACATCCTCACGGCATTCGGGCACTCTGGTCAGCCTGTCGGCATTAGGGCCAACTTTAATCCCCCTAGTGTCTTTAACGGAAACCCATATAGTGTTTATCAGTTTCGGTCTTGTAGTAACCGTCCCGCTGCTGGTCTGTACCTCTATGCCAAGCGTTTCTACGTTTGATTGATATGGGAACCCTATTATCAATTCGTCTTCATACTCAGCCTCTATAACGTAATTGGGTTCTCCCCAGCCATCTTCACCAACAATAATAGTGGCCTCTCCTATGTTCTCGCCATTTTTTGCCACCATAACTCTCTGCCCTTCTAAATGCGCCCATCCGTTAAACCAATTGAAAGCACGGCTCCACGTTGCGCTGTGGCAATCGAGGAACGGCCAATATTTTTGATCATCCTCAATAATTCCTGTTTCATGGCGATAGTCGTCATAGACAAAATACCTATTCTGCATGCGCTCTATTGTAGCCATATCATTGCCACCGACACCCACACCTTCTCTGACAACCACGGCCCACACGTCGTCGCCGAATTCCCCCGGGATAACGCAAATATCTTTCACAATCCCACCGCCGCCCATGATCTGCTTCGTCCATGCGTATACGTCATGTTCTGGCAGGTATGTGAAAGTGAGCAATATGCCGTCATCTCTAAGGCACCACAATATCCCAAAAGGATTAAGCTGGTAAGCCATTTTAATTATCCTGTGCCCGTCAAAGAGATGCTGGGACAGGATAGACCTGTTAGTCGAAACGAAAGCATCCCTGCCGAGGTCAAAGGCCAATTCTCTTAATTCGTTACCCTTGTTGGTGCAAAACAGGATAGAATTGCCCACGGGCACAGGTGAAACATTTGATGCCCCTCTTGCCTCTTGAAATTTCGCAGTTATTGAAGACGGAGTTATGACACCTTCACTGCCAGCAGCAATCCTCCATACACTGCCTTCCGTGAAAACTATGATATTATCCATGGTAATAATATGCCTTATGGCATCTATCCTTGAGGAATCAAGGTAAGCGCTCACGGCATCGTCGTCCATTAAAGGGATATCGGTGCCAAAATTATCATAATCCTGTGTAACTGAACCCCATAACCCCTGCGGTGCAAGCTTAGAATAGGCTATCCAGAAACGCCCCGCTCCAAAGCCACACGACCTCGGGTATCCTTTTATTTGCCCGAATGCGCCAAGCGCCCATGTTTTAATAGGGATACCAAGGCAATCTACTTTTTTTAAGACTGTGCAAATGTAATCCTTAGGGTTAAGGTAGGACTGGCCGTAAAGTTGCAAAATGCCATAAGTGTCATAGCGGGCTTGAAAAAGCTGGAACTTTAGTTTGGCATGCTCTTCCGTCCATTCTGACCTAATTCTTAAAAGAGGAGTAATCCCACCCATATCCTCGCTATACAATTCCCCTTCTATAAGGTGCCATGCATTATCCAATAGGCGCAATTCCTCATAGTCAACCCAGTTGTTTCCACCATCTATGCTGTATTGCAGAGTATATGGTTGCTGCCCCGATTGAGTTTCATAGTCGGGATACTGATAATAAGCATAGAACTTGCCGTCAATGGCATATGGTGTACCGGTATATTGCCCAGTCCCAGCATCTATGGTGGTTCGTACCAACATTGAGTTCGGCCTCGTGTATTCCACGCGCAGCAAGTCGCCAGGATAGCAGTAATCCCATACGGCCTTATCTGATGCCGTTACTCTCACCTGTTCTCCAACCTTACCGCTACTACCATTGTATGAACTGATGCTAACCGTCATATCGGTAGTGTTCATGGGCATAAATGGCCCATTGCGCATATCAAAGTCTTCCACGCGCCAATCATACTGACCATATCTTACTATCTTTTTTGGTGGCATCTCATCGCTAAATATGAACAATGTATCGCCAGATTGTGTTATTGTGCTGTTGGCCACAATGCGCACATCAATCCCACCGTTGATCTCATATACTGAACCATTGTTACATAATGGCGTACCATTGCTTTCGTAAAATCTTATCTTTTGGTCATATCTGAATTCTAATACCAACGCATCATTTTCTGAAAAGACAAAGGGCACCAAAACAGTCGCACTATTATAAGTATCCGCCACATACTCAAACCCTGGCCTGTTTATCAACCCACCCTGAGGCATGACAAACACGTTCTCGGCCGTCTTTAAGCCGAGGTAATACTGGTTCAAGTCCACCCTCTTGTGCAGGGACGGGGCAAGCTCGCCTGCTGCGAACGACGGCCTTATCGGATACACGCTCATGACGTTCGCCTCGCATTCAGCACGTCGGAGGTGAAGGAAAACTTGCGGTAGCCTTCCGACATGGACGTGGCAAGGGCCTGGTTGAGGGCCTGGAGATAAAGCTGGTAGATGGTGTTTTTGGTCTGCTCCTTCTGGGAAAGCGGGAAGGCCATGTTATAGGCAAGCCTCAGGGCAAAGACGTTCACAAATTCGGGGGGCCATAGCATGACGCTGTGCACCAGCGAGATATAGCGTGCCGTGGCCCCCTCGACGTCGCAGTAAATCAGATAGCCGTCCCCTTCGGCATTAAGCCCTATCTCAAAGGGAATTTTAACGGCAGCCACACCGGCTGCCGTCTTCCTAGGATCAATTATCTCCCGTACCGCTACGCAATCATCGGGATATACATACACGTATCCCCACACCGCCGACTTCTCGTCGCTCGGCGTCAATTCTATTTCCTTGGATGCGAACCGCCAGTCGCCGGCCCTCAGCACCTCGAGCAAAGACATATCCCAGTATAGATTGACCAAATTGGCCTCTATGGAACTGTCCATGTTCTTGTCGACCAACTGCTTGCCTGCCAAGTGGCTCAAGGCAATGTTCGCTATCTGCGTTTCGTTAAGAATATTGGGCATTCAACCCACCTCAATCTGTATTTTCGGGCTTACCTATGCCCGCATTCTCCTCAAGCTCCAGCACCTTTAGCCAGTAATTGCAGTCCTGAATACACCCTATCACCATATTAGCCCTCGCTATGAGGGAGTCCCGCTCGTCGGTGAGAGCTTTTATTCTCTGTTCGATTCTCTCTCTGGTAATGTCCATACCTTATCCTTAACCCCAACCAAATAATCTATATCCAGCTTCTTGCTCATCAAGTCATTTACATCGCTTGCCCTAACATTTAATTCGCTGAACGCCTTAAAATCTGCGGTATCGGTATACCCTAGCCTGTACTCAAGCGCCCTCCCGAATTTATTGACCTTCCCCACTGACATTTGCATCCCCTCCAAGTAATGACAATATATCCCTCTTGGTCATGCCGTCATCTATCTCGTACCCTTGAGCCTTGGCTATCTCCACAAGCTCGTCCCTGCGCATTCTCATGCTCAACTCGGGCACGCCCTCAAGGGGGATTTCTTCCTGCGTTTCTGTCTCCCCGGCTTCGTCTTCTATCAGTTCAAAAAACCTGTCGGGAGGAACTACGCCCTCGTCAAAGACATAGACATAGCCCTCCCTGCATCGCTGCTGGCCGGGAAACTGACATCTCTCCTTACACAGCCAGCGTTTCGCCATGTGCTCTCACCGGCCCTAAATGTCAGTTGTCTGCTTTTGCAACCCGGCAGTCTGTGCGTCAAGAAGCAGCATAACGGTAGCACTACCAGTAGATATCGTTCCGCTTGCCGTCTCATAAATACGCAAATACTGCTCGGCGAACGGCACGTTTATGGGAATTATCAACGGCTTCAGTCCCTTGCCGATATCGTCGTCTGGAGTTATCTCAGGCGAAACAACAAGCGTATTTATTTTTGCAGCATCAGTGAAACCCTCCTCAGTCGACGTCTGCACCGAAAATGTAACTTTTGGGGTATTGGTACCCGTAAATGCCGTGGTAAAGTGGATCATAAGATATACAGGTTCGCCTGCAAGCATGCCGTGTGCCTTTAGGTCCACAGCCTTCCCGACAATCCCGCTCGCGGTCGGAATGGCACTATTATTCAGTATTACTAAATCTTTATCTACGAACATCTATCTCATCTCCTCCTTTATTAACTTACTTTAGTTTCTCCGCTGTCCATTATTGCGTCGCACTGTTTGACGGGAATGCCCCTGAAGAATGTCGTTGGCCTGCCGGCATAGTCGTCCAGAGTGAGATAGACGTTGTGCTTGTCGGACACCATGATGTCAAGCCATGTCTTGACCGAGCGGGGCACGTAGAACACCGGCCTGCATGCGTTCAGGTTAGGGATAAGGTTCTGCATGATGATCATGTAGTTGATGAGGTTTAAAGAATTGTCCGTATCTTCGCCATATGTTTTCAGCGCCACGGTATCGATGTTTGCAAGCCTGACTATATAGCGCATATCCTCAACCGCAAGCCCGCTCTCCCACACATAGTGCGTCCTGTATGCCTCGTACCAGCCTTCCGTCTCGTCCCCTATGGTTACCTGTCCCTTATCCTCCATATTGAGGCCGGCCTTTGATCCCTTGGGATATATCCCGTATACAGGCCCCCAGCCCACAAGATAGATGGATGTAAGGTTTGCGCTTCCATCACCATCCAGCACATACTTGCCTAGCTTGCTGGTGCGCACGGAAAATCCGTTAAATTCCTCGGGGGTAGTAAGGACATTGCCGTAAAAGAGCGTATCGGCGAACTCCTGAGACATCCCCTCTAAGTGCGCCTTGTCCTGTGATGCCCTGAACGCTGCGGTGTTGCCGTTCAGGTCGGCGATCTTTTTGTCCACGTGGCAGTAAGCCTCAAGCATTCCGCATGTCTCGTCGATCTGTTTGGTGGTCGCCTTGGTACTCTTAACTCCGCTGTTTAAACGCCTCCATGTAGGCTGCGGTATCGACGCCCTCTGCGTGATCCTGTGCCCTGTCGGCAAGTTGCCCTCTTTCCACGGAATATCCTCAATGATGGGGTTGCTTTCGTTCAAAATCTCCGCAACGGGGGCAATATTGCCCGACGGATCGAGCATCTTTGCCACATCTACTAAATTCAGCTTGTTCCCTAAATCAGCCATTTATGTCTTCCTCCTTTTTCTCGTTTCGTTATCTCTGGTTGCGCATATAGCGCCTTGCCAGCTTCTCTTCCGGGGTAAGCCCGCTTTCGTCTTCCACGGAACCCGCAGGCTTGCCTCCTACCCACCTGTCTTCGGATATCTTTAGCCCCAGCTTCCACAGGTCTCTGATAAGCTCCGGGTGCGATGTGAGACCCATGTAGTCCATCAGGGCTATGGTTTTCTCCGAAAACACCTCTCTCATCGCTTTGCTGGCTATGGCAAGGTTCTCTTTCAGCCTTGCTCCGCCGTATTCGGGGTCGTTTTTGGCCTGCTCTTTCCATTTGTTGATCTCGTTGATGTAGGCTTCTGCGTCTTTTTTCTGCATCTCGATGTAGGCGTCGGCCAGTTTCTGGGCCTGCTCGTTCGTAAGCCCGATGTCCTTGAAGACTGGGGTAAAGGTTTCAAGGGCCTTTTCGTCAACTTCAAAGCCTTCAGGTAGCTTTATTTCATATTTTTCCGGCACTTCGGGCTTCTTGGCCTCTTCCTTTTCCCCTTCTTCGGGCTTCTCTTCGGCCTCTTTCAGGGCCTGCGTAAGCAGTCCTTCCTCCTCAACTTCCCCTTTATCTGCGCCCTCTTCCTGCTGGGGAACGGTGTTATCCGTTCCAGTTAAGAGGTTGTCGCCATCCGGCATGTCTTTCCTCTCCTTTTATCGTTTTTTTGACGCATTCCCGGCCTCATCCCGGCCCTTGAATGCGTAAATTCCGTCTGTTGCTTCCTTCTGCATCACTACAAACATCTCCGGGCACGCTGCAATCAGGTCTCTCATCATCATAAGCCCAACGTTTCGCCGTCCTTCAAGGAAATATCCCATCGCATTGCCCGTGAAAGTGCTCCTGAAAACGCCCGTGTAGCTCAAATATCGCCACAGAAACCGCCTGAATTTGACGTCCTTCATCATTTCCCTGAAATCCGCAAGATCTAAGTCCCTGTTGGATGGGTTAATGTCATCTCCGTCCATCACGTATGGCTCGAATATTCCTATCTTCGGCGGTTCCATTATCCTGTCGCTCCCGTCCCGAGCAGCGACTCTATTATGCTGCCCTCCGGCTTGATGTCGCTGGCGGTCTTTCCTGCCTCGGCAATCTGCTGGGCCTGCGCAATGGCCTGCTGCTGCGCCATAACCTGCGCCCGCTGCTGCCTGATGTAATCCCTCGTCTTTTCGTCCTGCAGGATCTCTGGGTGGATGCCCATCATGTCGCCGTAAACCGCCACTATTTTGTCAAAATTCACGTTGTCAAAGGCGTCGGGCGAAGCCCCAACCTGCGCCTGCAGCGCTGCCATGCTTCCGACGAAGCTCATAAAGTGCTCTATCTTCTCCATTCCCGCCATCCTCTGGGCCTGCGCAAGCACGCTTATGTATTCTATGCGCAGCTCCTCGCCTTCAAGCTCTGGAGGAGGAGGCGGGGCAATCTCGGCCTCTATGATGAAATCGAAGGTGATATCGATTAGCGGGTCGAGGAGGTCGGAGTAAAGCTGTTCGAGCACCGGCCCGAGCATCAACATTTTTTCCTCGTGCCGTTCTATTACTTCCCTCGCCGTTACGTTCCTGCCCTGTAACGGTTCCTGGGCGAACATCAAGAACAGGTCGTTGAAGAAGCACCGCCCTATCCACTGCTGCAGGTCGTCAGTCCATGCCTTTATGCGCTCTGGGTGGAAATCCACGGTGAAAAGCGGGCCGAACCTGTCCACCGACGGGTCCTGAACGAAGTTAACTCCGCCCGGCAGTTGGTTCACTCCGATCACTTCAAGCGAAGGCGGAGCAACCAGCGGGGGGTCGATGCTCATATCGAGGGCCTTTATGGCCTTCTTCTGAAACTGCTGGTAAATCTGGATAAGACCAAGTGCAGTTTCGCCAGGCCCCCAGCCCCACGGAGCACCCGGCACTATCGACCACCTCGGCGCAAGCACGGGGAATGTCCTATACATGCCGGTGCGCAAAAACTTTTGCCCCTCCTCGTTCCATTCCTCGTAGTAAACGCTCCTGTAGGGCATGGCCTCACCAAGAGGAGTGGTTACCTTCTCCTCTTCGTTGGGCTCAATAAAGTGAGACACGAGCACGTGCGTGTCCTCGTGGGTGTCAAGCAGGTTTCTAACGCGCTCAGAGCAGTTTTCCTTGCCGAACTGCCTCGCCACGGCATGGGCAGGCAGCCAGAACTTGCGCCCGAATGAGTCCACACGCAAGTCGTGGCCGAGCCCTATCACGTATTCGCCTATCGTGAGCGGCCTGAGGCGGATCACCCGCTCGTAGTCCCTCTCGGCAACCACGGCGGCCGTGCCGTATGGTAGCTCACGGTAGACGTGGTGCAGGCCCTGGTAGACGTTCGACTGAGAAAATATGGCATATATGATGTCCTCGATGCTTTTGAGCCACTGCTTTGCCCTGCTTGAGAGCATTCCAGACGGCCTCTTGATCCCAAGCTGAAACCACGGCCTTGCTGGAGACGTGAGGCCGCCCTGCAAGCCTGCAGCCATGATGTCAACGGCGTAAGTCGGGGCAGGGTGGTAGATGTTGGACACGTTCCGCCTCACGTTATAAGGCTTTTCCTCGTCGTAGAGGCCATTCCAGGGGAGCAGGTAGGACGTGATGTCCTTCCACCAGGGCACCATGGGCTGCCTGAGTTGGTCCAGGTCTCTGTATCTCCTCTTAACTTTCTTGAGTAACGCCTCGTTAGAAGGCATTAAGCCTCAGCTCACTCTCCCATTTTGCCTTTGGTGCCCGCCTGCATGGTGCTCGACGTGCCCGTCAGGCCCCCTGCAACGGTCTGCTGGCGCCCATATGCGCCCATCCTCCTGCGCCTCTCCCTCTCCCTGGCGAGTTGCGCGCTCCTGTCCTCCTGAGGCGGCTCTGGAGCCACAGGTATTGGCTCTGGCGCTTTAGGTATTTTAGGTTTACTGAACAATCCGCCCATTTCTTCTCCTCCTTTTACCATTTGTAGGCCCTCCCAAAAAGCTCCTTTTCATATCTTGCCATCCGGAAGGGGTCATATTCGTCGAAATTGGAAAAATACTTACTTTTGTCGAAATAGGGTGCCCTGTTTCTTGCCGTTGCTCCCCTTTTAATCACGGGGGCAGCAAAAGTTAAGGCTAAGGCATCCGCTATATCGGGGCTTCGCCCGCCCCGCTCCTTTATCTTGTCCTTAGGCTCCAGCACCATCCTGTTTTGCGCATCTATCCTGTAAGTCGGGGACACAAGGTCGGTCTTAAGGTCGGGAATATTGGGCAAACATCCTCCTGCCTCAAGCCATTCTCTGCATTTGTCCCACATCTCGGTCCTTTTGTTGGCGTATCTGTTGGGGTCTATGGCCTTCCCGCCGAAATTTACCTCCATCACGACGAACCCTAGCTGCCTGAGCCTGTCTATGACGCCCTCGCCACGCCCCGCATCGACGAAAACGGCATCCGGCTTGCGCTCCTGTATCTGGACGGCCACCCTGGAGGCGAAAGTCATGTTATCTATTTTGTCGAATACCATGGGCTCGTAGCACATAAGCCCTTCCCTGACGATGATGACGCTTCTGTCCCCGCCGTAGCGGGCCACGTCCACGCCCATTACGACGGGCGCACCGGCTACGTCGGCCCTGGTGAGCTTTCTCGAGCATGCCTCGGTAACCAAATCGATGGTGATGAGCGTGTTGTCGCTCGATGCGGTAAAATCGCACAAATATTCCTGCCTGAATGCTGCATCGCTCATGGTAGCTTTTAGCATCTCAAGCTCGTCTTCGGGCACGATGCCGGTCTCATCTACCCTGTAAAGGGCAGCGTACCACCCCTTGGCCGTCTGGGCCTTCTGGTAGAGCTCGTAAAAGAGGTTCATCCCCTTAGGCGTGCCTATGAAAACGGCCCATCCGCTCCTGTCCGTGAGCGTGGGCCTCACTATCTCGTCCCACACTTCGGGCTTCATCTGGGCCACCTCGTCCATCACGACCCCGTCAAGGTACATGCCTCTGATGGCATCCGGATTATCCGCCCCGAGCAGCATTATCCTTGACCCGTTAAGCAGGTCTATGGTGAGCTCCGATTCGGATATCTTCGTGCCGGGTATCGGCCTGGTATAGCGCTTGAAGTAGTCCCAGGTGTTTCGCTTGGCCTGCTTAAGCAGGGGAGCTATATAGGCATAGCGGGCGTCCTTCTTTTTGGCCTCTAAGGCCATCCTGATCATCTGATTGACGGCGCATACGGTCTTGCCCATGCGCCTGTGGGCCACGACGACGCTAAACCTGTGGGACGTCATCCCTTCGTGCAGCTTGTCCTGAGGAAACCTCGGCGCATAGGGAATGACTATCTCCACGTCATTCTTCCTCCTCGGCCTCCTCGGGCGACATCCACCTAATCTTGATGGCCCCGCCATCGGCCCCCGAGTGCTTTATGCTCTGCTCGTTCCTCCAGCCCAGCTGCACCAGCGAAAACTGGGCCATCCTGCTATCCACTTCCCTCTGGAGAGCAAGCTTTTCAAGCTGCGCCTCCTTCTTGTTCATCAACCGCTGGATTGCCTCCTTCAAATGCTCGTTTCTGGGGGCAAGCTTGTCATAGACATAGTGATAGTTCCAGCCCTTCAAATAACACAATTCCTTGAATATAGGAATGGTCGTGGCATCCGTATAGCTGTGGATTTCGGCAATCAGCTCGTCCACGTCATACTTCACGTTATTCCCGCCCAGCTTGCGGGCCTTCTTTTCCATTCCCTCACCCGCCCTTCTAAAATTACATTTCTTCTCCATAAGAATAAACTAAAAACACAAAAAGCGCAACAACGTTCACAAAAAATCTTCAAATAAACCAATCAAATTAAACCAGTTTACCAAAACCAGTTCATTCCAACCTAAAATTTCCGCCCCAAATTCCCAAATCCTTCTCTCTCTTTCTCTCTCTTTCCCCTTCTCCCTCCCCTTCCTCTCCTCCTCTCCCCTTTCACACTATCCCCTCTCTTTCTCTCTATCCCCTCTCTTAACCCTAATCTCTCTCTATCTCTCTTATCCTGATAGTCTCTAAAAAAAAGAGATATATATATATAAATACTAAGAGAGAGGGCGATTTGGAAAGAGAGAGAGGGGAGTATGAGGGGGGAGAGGGAAAACCTTTGTAAATCTTTTGGGGCGCAGTTAGGGGGAAAGGCATGAGGAATTTCCGCTCTACTGGCCGTCTCGGGCAACTTGCAAGGGAGCGGGCCTAAAGTGGCAAATGGGTGTTGGCCTAACGGCGAAAGTGAAGGAATGCAGGGCATTGTGGCGCCGTGGGGAAAGGGAAAGGGAGAGGTGAAAGAAGGGGGGCGGGCTTGTGAAAAGGAGAGCATGAGATTGGGGAAATGTGGTGGGGATGACCACCCTCCCCCCGCCCGCCGCTGCAAATTTTTGTCCCACCCCCCCTCGGGACGGCGATTACGCAGTAATTCCCAAACTGCCATCCGCCACGTCCTACCCACGCCACGGCCGGCCACGGTCGCCGTCCACGTCCACGGCCTGCCTGCCTCACCGGCCGGCCTTCTTCGGCATGGCCTGTCTGCGGCCTGCCTGCCGGCCAGCATGGCGACCGCTCCACGACCGGCACGGGTACGGTCGTAGTCGGCCTGTTGGCGGGTTTCGGTTGGCCTGTCTTGTATATATATTCCACGTATAAGGTGAAAATAGGGGGTCGTGGGTACGTGGAATTTCGTCGAGAAGGGGTCTAGGATGGCCTACAAGGGGTCAAACTTTTTTTAGAGGGTATTTTATACGTCTGCGAAAAGTTAGGGGTGTTCTAGGGCATTCTGGAGGGGGGTTGTGGGGTGCGGGGGTTGGGGGGTGTTACGTTGAACAGAGGGGGGTGTTACGTTGGGTGAAACAGGGGTGAAAATAAACTAGACGAACGGGGTGAGTTCAGTTTTGAGGTGGAGAGAGGCAGAGAAAAGTGAACTGATGCGGTGTATGCCGGGTTGGTTGACCGAATGACGTCATATCCCACCATGCGGTAGGCAGTACACAGTGCACTGCATCCGTTATCCAGTACATTCCATTCATTATCCTTCATGCATCATCCAGAATACATTATACAAAATACAATCCACAGTACATTGTCTATCGCATGTAATGCACATAGCACATCATACACAATGCACCATACACCATGCACCATACCGCCATCCTCACCGGTCGTCAGCCAGCCATGCCAGCCAACCGGTCGCCATTCTCACCGGTCGCCGTCCGCTCACCGGCACAAAAAAGGCCGGAAGCATAACCGCCTCCGGCCAATAGATCCTCTTCAACTTCGTTCATTCCATCACCTCACCTTGTCATGGCGACCGACCTCGCCGCCTCACGTCGCCACTTGCGATAGACGTCATGCCAGCTTGCCACCTTCGGCATACTTTCGGCAAGTTCGGCAAGCTCAGCCCTGACCCGATCTGCTTCTTCCTCGGAGACCGGTCCAAGTAAGTATTGGACCGTTGAAAGAGGCAAACTCAAACAATCTATTACAACTTTATACATTCCTGATCCCCCCTTAGTGTACCCACTCGCCGAGTCCCATATCGGCGAGCAGGTCCCCGCCAAGCGTCCCCTTTGCGTCGATCCCGATCCCGTCCCTACTGCCAGCATTCTCTACGTAAAACCGCATCATCCGTTCGACTTCGGCCACAAATTCTTCTACGGTGTCGCACTCGATCTCGTATATGTCGCCTTCGCAGTACGAGACCTTGCGGAGCGAAAATGGATTGACCCATTCCCCGTAATACCATGCGTCCTGGTGATTATCGACCTGATAAAAACTCTTATCCCCACTACATTGGCCAAAGTCGAAATAGTAACGGTCGAGTCCGAAAGTAGGATAATATTCCTTCTTAATTGCCATTCCCGATCCCCCCTATTCAGCCGGTCCTCAAGCCAGCCTATTCATTCCCCGCTATTAGCTCCCATGCCATCATTCTTGCCACGTACCAGACAATTGCTGCCTTAAAATATTCCTCGCCAAAGACAGCATAATCTCTCATTAAATCCGCCATATATTTAAATACTTCTTTGGGACCATATCCGCATTCTTCTGCCCATTTAACGATAATATCCCATAGCTCTTTACTGAAGCGGTTATACAAGCAATTGGCATCATATAAAGTTTCTATCCCTTCGACTCCATGCCATACCCAACCTAGATTATTAGTGAGTCGCATTCTGCTTTTAGCTACTACTCGCAACTCATCTTTTGTATAGTTATTTTGCATCCATTCCTTAAAAGTTTTCTCTTTTATCTTCATCTTTGATCCCCCCTTCTTCGGCCAGCCCTTTCGAGCCGGCCTATTTTTGGACGTCCTTTCATACCACCGCCCCCAAGTTAGGCCCCTTCTAGGCCATCCTGGAGGCACCTACGGCGGAGCACTGGCCCCGCCACGGCCTAAAATTCTTCATCCTCGTCCTCGACCTCGACCCAGTTCCGTACCCGGTCAAGGTCTTTTTCATCCACAATCTCGCCCCAATCGAGCGAGCCTTGCCATTGCGACCATTCCCACAAAAGCCATTTGCCATCGACTGGATCGTCATCAATAGAAACGACCCGATACAGGTCCGCATGATTAAATCGTTGCTTATAGAACCAGTTCGACCCGTCCCATTCGTCTAAACTTTCCTTTGTATCTAAATCGATAACGATCGATACCTTATATTGCGCTTGGACGTCAAACCATATCTCTTTCCAGTTAGACCCGTTCCAATAGCGATATACATCAGAGACCCCCTCAAGGTCCCCCATTGTGCATATCGCCCATTGCGGATCATCATCTGGAAAGCAAAGGATGAGGTCCTGGTCATAGTCTTCAGCATCGCCAGGAATTCGGTATGGGATGTTGTATTCGTCTAGAACCTCGTAAAAACTTAAATAGCGATCGCTCTTTTTGCGGTCCTGATACTCCGCCAGCGCTTTCCATAATAATTCCTCGTCTATATCTGGGCTAAACATATAAGCGTTAACTTCAATAAACGAAAATCGCTTAATGACATCCTGAGGATCCACAATCAAATATTGTGTTTCCTCGTACAGTTTCCACAATTCCAACTCCTTAAGTTTCATTTTAGACCCCCCTTTTTAATTCGGCCGGCCAGATCCGGCCGTTATGCTACTTCCTACCTTTGAAGTACCCTATCAATTTACCGTCTACATATATGTAGATAAATTGATGTTCGATTCCGGCCCAAAATCGAAGCGTCAGCCGGTCGTCGTCCGCCTTTCGCACTTTCCGGAAAACCCGCCTTGCTTCCTCGATGGCCACCGGCCCATCTATGAAGCTGATGCCCGAATTAGGAAGGATAGCGTTGCCCACATGTTTCGCCCTATTCTTGCCTACCCTATACACCATGTTTCCCCTTATCGTCATCATCCTTACTCCCCCCTCATGTTGTTGACCTTGTCGCCTTGGTTATATTGTCTCACGGCATTCAAAATCCGTCAATACCCCTTTTTATATTTTTTTGATATTTTTTCTATATTTTTTATCGCCCAATCCCGCCAAGCATAAATCGCCTTCGTCGTCAATCCCTTGAAAAATATCCCCTTCTGTGATATAATCATCTAAAGTGAGCGTTTGCGCCTATCTCTTTACATGTTCACGCATTGTTGTTTTATTGCGTCTATCCCCGACATTCCCTTTCGTCCCTTCACTTGCTGTTGTTTCATTGTCCGATAGCGCAAATCTCATGCTTCACAATCCCAGAGCGTCAGCTGTGCATCCACCCTATATTGACTTGAGCGCCGGCCCGCAGGCCCGTGCAGATCACGCCCGAAATTCGACAAAATTCCCCGCCCGTTCCCCGTGCAAATTTGTTCTGAGTTTTCCGCATTAGATAAATTCCGTAAATTCCTATAGCGTTCCCGGCCATGCGCATTCCTCAAATTCTCCTCTCTTTAGGGGTCATCTTTAAGTTGACAATGTTCCCTGCCTGTGGTATAATCATGCCATAAAACAAAGAGGAGGGAACAGAAATGTCAAAGGTAAACCGTAATGTTAATGAATTGTTTCTTAAAAGGGCATCTATCATTGATGCCCTCGATGAGGCAAATCATCTTTACACGGGGATTGAATACCCTGGCAATGGGTTTCATTCCTTATATGAGGCCCAATTCCAGACCGCCGATGGCTACACGGTGTTCTGGGCATGGGTCATAGGTGGGGGTGGCGACGGGATAAAATACACCGTCGCTGTGGCCACAAATGGGGACGGGGACATCAAGACAGGATGGGAGCGTGGGCACAAGAGTTACGTGCTCGAGCGCCCTGTGCCCAGGGAATTTACTAATGCCATTAGGCGCCTTGTTCCAGGCAAGCTCCTTTTGATAGGGGAGTTGCCTGGATTTGATTATGACGGCCATCACAAAGATGGCTGGTATAGCAAGGGCCTATTTGCAATGGAACTCCCAGTCCCCGACTGCCTTGCTATTAACGTTGAGTGCGCTGATCCCGAACTGGTCGTCCAGCCCGAATGCTGGAGGATCAAGGAGGGGGTCTACGTCGTCTTCCCTGATGACACATACCGCTTAATGGCGTTTCAAGACTACCTTGTAACAAGATATTGGGATCGACCTGCGCTCAGGCAGGGGGATTTAATGTTCTTTAAGCTTCAATGGCCGATAGAGTTTGATGAAATGTACCCAGAGGGTTACAGCATGGACAGGCACGGGGTCGATGGCCTTGTGCTTGTGCGCAAGAGCAAGGCCGAAGGAGTCTACGAGAAAGATATTTTCCTCGTAGGCCCAGCCATGGTCAAGCACCCCGAACACGGGGAGCTTCAAATACCCGAGGGACAATATGAGGTAGTGATGCTCCCCGGAACGTCCCGTCCGTTCCAGGATGGGATAGATTAAAGGAGGGAATTAATATGGCAAAATTTATCATGAATACATCAATTGTTCCCAACAACGGGACATTCACCCTGGCAACAATTGATGAGGACGAGGCTAAAAAGTGGGTCGCAAATGGCGACTGGACATCCGCCGTAGGCCACCCAGGAACGGCTGAGGTAATGTCGTCCTTGTTGGGCACAGAGATACCGCCCAACAGGATACAGGTGGTGTTTGAGGTAGGCGACGAGGCGCTTGTCTTCAAACTTGATTGTCGCTTACCTGAAGGCAAGGTACTAAGCGCCGAGGAGCTGAAGGGGCTGCCGTTTACGTGGAAGCTCCTTAGGCGGATAGCATAGGGATAAAGGAGGGATTAGAATGATCCCAAATATTGAATTAACGCTTACTAAAAAGGGCCACCCGGCCCTTTGGGAAGAAGGCGGGGGGCTGAGTAACACGGGATGGGCCATCATTGTGGCTGGACCTAATGGGGAAAGATTAACCCCAATTTATATTAGGCGTGCCGGCCACCTTGCTGGCAGGCAACATGCCCTTTTTATCGTAAGGGTAGGCTATATTGTAGTAAAAGCCTACCATCATAGGCGGGATTTTACAATCCGTGTCTATCGTTTAATCTCGATAGACCTTAGCGACCCAGAAAATAAAACGGCTGAATTCGAGGTGCTTCATGAATTCAGCAGGGGGGAATGGGATATCGATCCCACAGACAATTTGTTAGAGGCCATTGAGGCAGCAAAGAACAAGGCTACGTGTTACCACTGCCGTAGCCCGCACTACGCAATCACGTAGCCCATTCCCTCACGCCCACGCCTCATGGCACGGGCACGAGGCCACTTGCAGACATTGCAGGTGGCCTTTTTGTTTGGGAAACCATAAAAACTGCAAGGGAGGTGAAAAAATGGCAAAAACAAAAGGAGCAGTCGCTTTGCGGAAACTCAGAAAGGTGCATGACCTGTCGCTGCGCCACATAGGAGAAAGGTTGGGCGTGAGCAAGCAGACCGTGTTCAAGTACGAACATGGCATCGCTCGCCCAAGCCAAGAAGCATGCGACATATTGGATAGCATGTTCGGGCTTGCGCCCGGCACGTTCAGAGAGTTATTTGACAGGAGGGGATAAATATGGTCGAGATGTTTGTCTTCACCGTTGTATTTTGCATCATCGGATTGGCCGGGCTGGTGCTGTCCGCCTTATACGATTTCCTTAGGAGGGGGTAACATGAAGGGCATCATCCCGAAACCGACGGATATGGTTGTGGATTTCGGCGGGCTTTACTGCCGGGATTGCCTGTATTACGAGCCTGTCCCAGGCGGAGGAGGCACGTGTAAAGCAAAATCCTCTAGGCATGTATGGCCTGGGGACAAGATATGTTCCAGGTTCACCCAATAAGGAGGAAAGAATATGAGCAGACAGATGCTGGTGTGGGAGGGGACGGTTAGCCTGTGGAAGGATGACAACTGCTACATAAGCGAATGGGAGGCCGACATCGGCGACCGTCCCGACGAGGAGGGCAGGATTGAGTTGGAGACCGTAAGGATAGTCGGCATGGGCATGACCCCGCTGCAGGCCGTCGTATCCCTGTTTTCAGAGTTAATGGAAAGAGGGATAGTAATAGGGCCTGTGGGCGGAATGGACAGCCTTTAAGGGTAAAGGAGGGATCAAGATGTACTTAAATGATTTGGAATGGTTACGGCAACAGCTTATCGGTGCCGACGAAAGGGCACGGCTGGGGGACTGGGCAGTTAAGAATATCACAGTGGAGCATATGATCCGCCTGAATGAAATGATCGAGGAGGGAGAAGGCAAATGAAGACATTTGAAATATTAAACAAGGAGCTTGAAAGACGCTCGGCTGAGTTTGATCCGTCAGAGATCAGACCCTCGGCAATCGGCCATTGTGCAAGGCAGGAGGTCTACCGTGTCCTCGGATACGAGGGCAATCCCGATGCCATGAAGGCATTGCAGGGTGTGGCGTACCTTGGCCATATCATCGAGGAAAATTTAGCTCTGCTTTATGCGCAGGAATTCGACGATGCCGTGCCTCAATATGAGATTGAAACTCCTTACGGCGTCAAGGCGCACTGCGATATATGGGTGCCGTCCTTAGAAAAGGATATCGAGGTGAAATCAATATCTATTAAAGCCAAGAAGTATGGCCTTCCCAAGGACGAGCACTTAAAACAACTTATGCTCAGGCTTCACCTGCACAGAAAATACTTATGGGTTCCGGCAGTCGGAGAAATAGTTTACTTCTTCCGTGAGACCATGTTCGACCCAGAAACCATGGCGCCTGTCGTAATCCCAGTCGAATATGATCAGACTGTAGGTTTTGAGCTTGAGGACAGGTTGCTTTGGATCATGCAGTGCATCGATAATCACATACTGCCGGATCAGGAAGGGCGCTCGCCCGATCACTATCCCTGCAAATCCTCTACGTCCTTCTATGATGTCGAATGTCCGTATAGGTCGCTGTGCTGGGAGGAGATAGCAGAGACCCCGGCAAAGCCTGCATCGGCGGGGCTTGAGCTTGTGGAGCGCTACATTGAGCTTCAAGATAAGCGCAACAAGCTCAACTTTGAGGTGAAGGCTTTGACTGAGGAGATGCAGGAGATAGAGGAGCAGTTGAGCAGGATATTCGAGCAGGAAAAGGCAGACAGGCTCGCCTTCGGGCAATGGGAGATAAAGCGAACACTTGTCCCCGGAGGCAAGGTGGAATATGAGAGAAAGGATTACGTCAGATGGTATATCAAAAAGTTGAAGGAACAAAAATAAGCGAGGAGGGAACGGGAATGGAAGAGAGTAAAGAAATCGTCGTAAGGAGCAGCCAGTCCTATATTGAGGATATCGATATAGGGCATGTCAAGCAGACCATGGACAAAATCAAGCAATTCCAGCACGTGGTCATGTCCACGCTGGAGGAGGGGCAGGACTTCGGGAGGGTGGTCAACATACCAAAGCCTATCCTGTTCAAGTCCGGGGCGGAAAAATTGATGATGCTCATGGGCCTGCGGACTGAATTTGATATTATCGACTCTACGAGGGATTTTGAGAAAGGCTTCTTCCAATATCAGGTCAAATGCAGAGTGCTGAGGGGAGACATCATCATCACCGAGGGCTTCGGGTCATGCAACACGATGGAGCGCAGGTACCGCAATCAGGACCCCTATACCCTCGACAACACCGTGCTTAAAATGGCCAAAAAAAGGGCGCTGGTAGATGCAGCCCTTCACGTAGGAAGCCTGTCGAGCATAGTTACGCAGGACTTGGAGGACTTTGTCGACGAACCTGAGTTGCAACCTGTCGCACGCCGTGAGCCTGCAAGGCAGCAGAGGCAGGAACCACGACAGGAGAAACAGGAGGGCGACGACAAGGTTTCAACTGCGCAATTAAAGATGATCCACGCCATCATGAATAAGCTCGAATTCGATGCCGAAACTGCAAGGGCAATATCCAAGCAGATGTTTGGGAAGGAGTCGAGCAAAGACCTGACAAAGAATGAGGCAAGTCAGCTCATCGACAGACTGCAGCGCATGGAGCGGGGCGAGGAATCGCTGCCATGGGAATTCAAGGCGCAGGGTGAGCAGGAGGCACAGGAGGAGCAACAGGAATAAAAATAAAGGGGGCGCTTAAACGCCCCCTTGAGGAGGGATCAGAATGATATCCTGACCACCTTTTTATGATAACATTGCTAATGTAAGATGTCAAGTATGAAGCGAGGAGGTGATAATTATGGCTGAGATAAGAAGAGACATTAACTTTAAGTGGGAGATAATTCCAGACGGTTGGGTTACGATCCCAATAGGCTGGTTTCATAATATCAAATTCGAGAACAATAAGGCCGATATGAACGCTATTGTCATACTTGCCGAAATCGTATTTAATTGCAGAAATTATGACGGCTACAGCGGATATGTATCTTACCCTCAATTGGCCGAAAAATTAAATCTAACCAAAAGACAGACAGCTGATGCACTTAAGAGATTAAGAGACGCCGGGCTTATTAAGATAACACTAACTACGGTAGTAACCGACTCGGGAAGAAAGATACCCAATGTTACATTTATAGAACCTATACCAGAAGCAATTAAATCAATCACATACCATCGTGAGCCAAAATAATTATGTAAAAGGAGGTGATCGGAATGAATGAAACAAATGCTGGCATGATGACTGATATCCTGCAGGTAATTGCCAACGATAAAAACGTGATCCCGTACAGGCCAGAGCTTAATGTGCTTACCGGCGGAAATGTCGTGGCCACAATATTGCTCCAGCAAATAGTCTACTGGTGGTTTAAGAACGGACGGCAAAAGTTTTACAAATTCAGAGATAAACCTAAAAGCCCCCATAAATTATACAAGGATGGGGACAGCTGGTGTGAAGAGCTTGGCGTGTCGGGGAAAGTATTTGATACAGCCCTCAAAAAGATAGGGTACAAAATAGGTAAAGCCCGCAACGTTATCCCAAAAGAAGAAGCTTTTGTATGGTACTACACAGACGACAAGCGTGTTACGTGGTATATCCTAAATGAGGAATTACTATGTAATCGCCTAAAAGGTATTTACCGTATAATTCCCAAAAAGGGAAATACAGATATAATTGCCCAAAAGGGAATTATAATAATACCAGAGACTACTACAGAGATTACTACAGAGACTACTAAAGATATATCCGCATCTAACGATGCGGCGACCGATTCTGATTTATATTTTAATACCAATCCTAAAGACAATATCCCCTTAAAAGAAATAATAGAGTTGTATCACAGCATATGCACATCCTTCCCGAGAGTGCAGAAGATCACCGATGGGCGCAGGCGGGCCGTGAGAAGTCGCTGGCTCGAGTACGGCAACCTGGACACTTTCCGCACCCTATTTGAGAAGGCAAGGGCAAGCGATTTCCTGTCGGGCAGATCGGGCAGATGGACCGGCTGTAACTTCGACTGGCTGATGAAACCGTCGAACATGGTAAAAGTGCTCGAAGGCTGCTACGACAACAAAAACACGCCTGCCAAAAGAGGCATGGCCGAACCTACGTCCCCCGACAAATTTGCCGAGGAGCAGAGATTAATTGAAGAGGTATTTGGAGGTGATATACGTGAGTACGGACACTGGCTTTCATGCGGGAAGCCCCCTCTTGACGAGTGGAGAAGAAAGCACGGTAATTCAAGCGGGGGGGTACATAGGCAGGCTGGCGGAGAGGATATATAAGGCAGCCTACAAGGGCGCTGTCGGGTGCACGGGCAAATGCACGAACGGACTCATCAGATATGAGGAGGGCATAGATATTCCATGCCCGACGTTCATGCGGACCCGCTATCCGAACGAGCTTAAAGCCTGCGAATATGCCGTCGTGCTTGGCAGGGCGTTCGGGGACACGATCAAAAGGGCGCTTGCCGAGTCGGACGTCCCGCTGAGACACCTGTCAAAGATAGGCAAACACACCGAGACACGGGGCCTCATTCAGGCCGTCCAGCACGGATGCAAGGGGTTCTTGCTCTTATGCGGGCAGCCGGGTACAGGCAAAAGCTTTTCGGCAGCTTACCTGTGTCACGCATGGCTTGAGGGAAGAAGTGCCGATTTGTTTCACGACAGGACTAGATGGGGATTTGTTTACGACACAGCAAGGGATTGCATAGGTTGGTATACCGCATACGAGATAGCAGCATCGCAATATAGGGAACAAAAAGAGATAGCTAAGAAGTACAAAATCCTCGTCATTGACGACCTCGGTACGGAAAACATATCGCCCAGCGCATCGGCAGGCATCAACTACGTCATATCCAAGCGCTACGACGGGGACAGCGACCTCGCCACGATCGTTACGTGCAACATGGACATCGACGACATAGCCGGACGGTACGGCAGGAGGCTTGCCGACAGGTTCATGGAAGGCGGGAAGGTAGTGGTGTTCGGAGGTCCGGTAATAAGGTGGGGAGGGGAATAACATGATATGCGTAACGTGCGGGATGAATTATTTGCCGGAAGACATAACGTGCGTCGGCGTGTGTAAGCACTGCTGGCCCAAGTATCAGGAGGAGCACGAAAGAAGGATGGCCGAAATCAGGAAACGTGAGCAGGAAAGGGAAAAGGAAATGCACAGATGGGGGCAGGAACATGAAGAAGAAAGACCAAGAGAAGAGGAATAAAGTGGAGGTGTAGATATGAGAATAAAAAAGATATATTTCAGGTCCAGGCGGGATTTCCATGCAATATACGAGTGCGAGCACTGCGGTTTTGAGGTGGACGATTATGGATATGATGACAAATATTTCCATACCGTTGTCATCCCAAAAAAGATATGCCCTCAATGTGGCAAAACTGCAGATGAACATTACATCCCCATGACTCCTAAATATGGCGAGCATGAAGTGGTATGAGTTGGTCAGGTAAAGGAAAGATAAGAAGAGATGAACATTTGTGAGAATTGCAAACATTTTCGCACGGAATATTCCATAGTAGAGCGGAAGGTATGCGGGAAGACGGGCAGGGTGCTGGTGAAATTGAAGAAGAACTGCAAGAAGTATGAGCCTAAAGGGGGAGATTAAGATGGTTTTATGTAAAAAGTGCGAGTACTGCCATATAAGCAGTGAAAGCGGTTACGGCTACTGTTTTGCGCCTTTGCCGTACTGGATTAACGTGGACAGAGGCGTTGCAGTAGTGGTTGGTGTGGTAGAAGATGACTTAAAGAGGACCTGCCATTGTTTCAGGGAGAAATAAAAACAAAGGAGGGGAGAAAAACATGATACAAAAATATGTCAAGAAACCAGTTGTTGTAGAGGTATTACATTTTACTGATTGGGCAAAGATGGATGAACTTCTTAATTTTTGTGGCACCGATAATGTCTTAATCGTATTACACCCAGACGGTAGCAATGACCTTTACATAAAGACTCTGGAAGGGAACATGGAAGTAGAGGATGGCGATTACATTATTAAGGGAGTTAAAGGTGAATTTTATCCGTGTAAACCAGATATTTTTGAGATGACATATGAAAGAATACACGATAATAAACAAGACATTAAAGACAACTGGATAGCTTTTAGATACGAATAGGAGTGATAAATATGGCAAAGAAAAAGATAAATACGGACAGGGTTATCCCTAAATTCGCAGACGAGGCATTAAAGCTTGCCAAGGGCGACAGGAAGGCTGCATATTCGCAGTATATCCTTTTGATGTTTAGGACAACCGGCAGAGCCGTGCCGGGTTGCGATAACAAGGAATTGCAAGCCTACTATGACATGAAGGAGGGGAAAGGCGATGCCTAACCGCAACGTGCATGAAGTCATGGGCCATATTGGCCGTGAACCTGAATTGAAATACACCTCATCGGGCGATCCCGTATGTTTCCTTTCCGTTGCCACGAGCAACGACTACAAGCAGGGCGATGAATGGATCAGAAAAGACCCGGAATGGCACAATATAGTTTTCTTCGGGGAGCTTACCGAGCTCGTGGTGAAGGAATTTAGGAAGGGCGATGCCATCATGGTGCGTGGGAAGCACAAGACCAGGATAGAGGAGTGGAACGGGCAGGCCAGGCAGGTGGGGGAGATCGTAGCAAGCGAGGTTTACCGTCCGATCTATCCGAAAAGGGCAAAAGAAGAGGATACAGCACAAAGCGGGCAGAGCGGGATCCCTTTTTAAGGGCAACATGACGCCAGGATGACCCAGAAAGCCCCTAACTTTTCCAACAGGTATAAAACATAGGGGCAGGTTAAGTTAGGGGCCTTACAGGGCATTCTAGAAGGGGGGTAGAGACGGTGAAGAGTGCAAATCCTGGCTTCTACCTGTCGCCAAAGGAACAGGACGAAATTATGGATATGTACAGCAGCGGGATGAGGATATGCGACATCGTCAAAAATACCGGTAGGTCGGAGTTTTCCGTCAGGCAGGTGATAGCCAACGGGGGATATGCGGAAAGCAGCAGGCGGAAACTAAGCCCTGAGGAGGAGCTTGCCATTGAACGCATGGTATTCGACGGGCTGGATGACGCCACGATATCGGAAGTGCTTGACCTATCTGTGGGGACGGTAAAGATACAGAGGAAGAGCATTGAGTATTTCAGGGAGATGATAGAGCGGGACAGAAAGAAAAAGGGGGATAACGGGAAGTATAGAAGCAAGGCGGAAGAAAAGTGGCTGGATTTTTTTGAGGAGGGCAAGGCCTACGAATTCGGCTACGGCAACAAGGGCAAGAATTCGGGGCACGGGAAGTTTCTGTATGAAAGACCCATGATTTACAGGGGCACGTACAGGAACACGTCAGGTAAGCTAATGTTTGTCTTTACTAGCTCGACGGGAGGATGGACGGAGACGTTTACCGTCGAGCAGTTGAAGGATATTAAGGTGAGAGAGGAGGTGCAGGAATGCCCAAAGGATACGAGAAGATGCGGGATGCCTTCATAAAGCAGGGGATGAGCGAGAAGGCTGCCAAGGCGAAGGCAGCAAGGATATGGAACGCTGCCCATCCCAACAACCCGGTAACGGGAAAGCATAAAGGGGGCAAGAAAAAATGAAAACCTGCGGGAATTGCGTTTACTGGACGGGCCGGCCGAAGAACAGCGAAACGGCCAAATGCTCCCTTTACGCACACGACGTATCTGGCCTGGGAGGGGGGCCTAAAATTACCGCCGTGGATGCCATCGCATGCGAGCACTGGAGGCTAAGCACGAAGAAATATGCCCGTGAGGCAAAGAAGCCCAACATGAGCCGGTGCCACGAATGCATCTATTGGACGGGCGGGGAAGGGGATATGGTTGCCAAGTGCAAGCTGAACGAGGATGACCCAAAAAAGAAAGATGCTCTATACAACAGGATGCACTTGGTGTGTCATAAAAAGAGATTAAGGAGGGAGGAGGATGGGAAACAGGCAGTTTAAGTTGTTGCTTGCAGCGATCACCGTGGCCCTGTGTGCCCTGTTTTTAGGCACTTCGGCCTGGCCGTTGTCCCCCGACGAACACTACCTTATCCAAATGAACGCCAACGTAAACGTGCTTGCCGATGCCGTGCATATGTTCGGCGAACTGCTTGAGAAGCCTGCCGTCAACGACAGTAAATGGAACTTGCGCATGGCCGAATGCATGGCGTCGTTCGAGACGGTGAGCATGACGGCACGCAAGATCACGCCCACACCCCCGTTCGCCAAATCCCACAACACCTACATCAAAGCCATGGACGAGATTGACGCATTCCGCCTGCTTTTTACGGCAGGATTGAACAAAAAAGACCTGTCGCTCATAGCGCAGGCCGACACTCACTGGATACTTGCAGGCGAGCTGCTTAAGCAGTACGCACTTGAGGTACAGGAGCTTGAGGGGAAATGAAGACGGACGGCAGGCTTACGGTGCTTGAGCTGACCATGAATGCCATCACAAATCTGACGGGCATAGAACACGAATATGAGTACCGCTTTCATCCTACCCGCAAGTGGAGGTTTGACGTGGCGTTCCCACAGGTGAAGATCGCCCTGGAAATCGAGGGGGGGATATGGCAGTACGGGAGGCACAACAGGGCCTCGTCATTCCTCAAGGACATGGAGAAATACAACGAGGCTGCAGCTATAGACTGGCTGGTGCTGAGATGTCCGTGGGAATGGGTGGAGGACGGGCGGATATTCGAGGTGCTGCTCAGGGCGGTGAAGATGAGGAGCGGGCAGCGGGAGAGAAAAACCGTGAAGTATGAGGATTAAATGAAGGGGCCGAAACCGGCCCCTTTTTAGTCTCACCCGCAGTCGTCAAATAATTTTTGTTGTCCCTGTTCTTCGTGTTTAATTAGCGGGACGGCCATCTGGGAATTGACCAACATTTGGGCGGTTATCTCGTCCGTCTCGATTATCTCACCTGCCCGCCTGTAACCATTAAACACAATACTTCTAACCAGTTTAATTTTCACCTTTTCTCCCACGGCCAGAATCCCTTTTTCTTCTTGAAGACGAAACTTAAGAATCCCACGATCACCAGCACCCCGCCAATTGCCTTAAGCAGTTGTGCCCACCATGGCCCAACAAATATCATCCTCTCACCTCCTTTCAGTTCAGTTTATGGCAGCGCCTACGAGCGCCCCAAGCACTAGCGCCACGCCTGCCGTCTTATACTTGCTTGCCCTTTCCGAGTAAAGCTCAGCATTCATGCTCTTTTCTAACCTCTGCCACTCAAGCCTTTCCTGTTCGTACT